CCACCCGGCGTCCCCCCGCTCATGGGCGCCATCATGTCCTGCGATCCCGCTTGCCCCGGGGCCGGCGGAGGCGGCGGAGGAGCCGGACGCGCCATGCCCGCCATCTGCAACGTGCGGAACGTCTGCGGGCCCGCAGGCGCCCCCGGCTTGGGCGCCCGTGTTCCCTGCCCCTGCTGGGGCGCCCCGTTGTACGTCGGGCTCCCCGTCTGGAGATCCCCACCTGTCGGGAACACCATCGGTGCCTGCTGCCCGTTGACACCCTTCTGGGCGGGCCGGCGCTGGACCGCCTGCTGGCTCACGTCCCCCATCGGCTGCACAGCGGCCGTCATCGCCCGCCCCCTCCCTGGAGGTAGGCCCGCAACATCTCCTGCATGGACGAGGAGGGCGGAGGAGGCTGCACCCCCGGCGCCCCAGGATACGCCTGCCCAAAGGTCGAGTTCGGGTTGCCCGGCATGTGCTTCCCGCTCACCGCCCCCGGCATCGCCTCCTGGCTACCCCGGAAGGCCGTCTCCGGCATCTGGAGCCCGAGCCGCTGCGCCAACTGCTGGAGGATGGCCCCACTCCCCGGCGACCGCGCCTTCCGCCGCTCGAACGCCGCCCGGCGATCCAGGTCCTCGACGTTGGCGCTCCGGCGATCCATGTAGCGATTGTGGACCCCCTGCTTGTCCTGCTGGAGCCCCTGGGAGATCCCTCCCAGCGCCCCCAGGACCACCTGCCCCGTGACTGGATCAATCGCCATGTCCCGCCTCCATTAGATCGTCCACCATTGCGTCCCATCACTCAGAATCCGCTGCACCTGGTACTGCGTCGTCCACGCCAGCGTCGTCGCCCCGTCAATCGTCTCTGACCCGTTGCCGTCCAGCGTCACCGTGTTCGCCGCCACCAGCTTCTTCACCACTAGCACCCGGCCCCGCATCACGTCCGCCGCCGGCAGCGTGACCACCACACTGCCCGTCGTCGTGTCCACCAGCAGATGCGTCGTCCCCTGGGCCAGCGTCAGGGAGGCCGCCGCCGTGTCCACCCGGTAGACCGTCTGCCCCACCGCTGCCCGCCACAGCAACTCCTCCTGGCGACGGTCCCTCTCCATTACGGCGTCGCCGTGAAGGCGACGTAATGCCAGTCAGAGGCGTGGTACGCCCAGAGCCGGTTATTCAGCGTGTCAAACACCATCGGCACCCCACCCGTAGCCGTCACCGTCCCCGTCGGCTGCCCGCTCATGGAGACCAGGTGGACGAACCCAATGGAGCTGATCGTGGACAGGGCGCTATCCTGTCCCAGCACAATCGCCGCCGCGCCGGGACCGACCTGCATCCGCGCCTGCACGTCTGTCCAGACCATCGCCACCTTGGCCCCGTTGGCTGCCGTCCCCGTCAACCGCCACTCCGACCCGCCCACCGGCACCCGCACCGACTGGTTGTTGAGGGTCGTCACGTTGGCCGTGGTAATCGTCGCCGTCGTCAGCGTCCCGACCTCGGTGATGTTCGGCTGGGAGGCCGTCGCCAGGGTCCCCGTGATCGTCCCGCTCGCCGTCAGGTCCGCCACCGTGACCGTGCCCGTGAACGTCGGGTCGGCCGTCGGGCCATACGCGATCTCGCTCCAGACACTCCCCGTGTCGAAGTACACCTTGAGGGTGTCGCTGTCGATCCACTTGCGGCCCGCTGTCCCCGCTGCCGGCCGACTCCCAGCCACGCTCGACTGGAAGTGAATCGCCGGATCGCTGTCGTGGTCGTTGTGGCTGGTCCGCAACGCCGTGAAGTTGCCGCGCAGGACACTCGACACGATGTTGGCATTGTTGGCGGGCGTCGTAATGGCGCCCTGCTGGTGCTGCCCGACTGTCTGTGCCACGTTCCCCCCTTAGCGCCGAGGCATGGCGAAACCCTCAACCTCAACACGGCTGTATACCGCGTCGCTCTGCCCATCGTCTGAAATCGTCACGTCCACGAACGCCCCGCGCCCATGCACGGGCACCTTCTCGACTTCCGTTGCCCCGGCGTCATACGTCAGGCCGCTATCGTAGGTCAGCCCGCTGTCGTAGGTCGCACTCGCGCCCCCGTCCATCGTGTAGCTGCCCGCTGCCGTGGGCGTCTCCCAGGAGAGCACCGCACTCTGGCTCCCCCGGAAATCCGCCATGACGTGCGCCCACCGCAGCGCCACTTCCCCGCTGATCGCCCCGAAGAACATCCGGCGCGGCTGCACCGCAAACTCGTAGGCCGTGCCCCCTGTCCCGTCACTGGCCACATTGTCCAGGAACAGGTTGGCGTAGTCACAGTGCCGCACATGGCCATCCTCGTCCCCGGCCAGCACAATGGCCCGCCCGTTCCCGTCCTCCGCCTCCGCCAGGCACGTCACCTCGGGGCTCAGGAACCCGTCCCCCCACGGCCCCGACCACGCATTGAGCCGGTACTGGTAGGCGTAGATCCCCACCCCGGGGACCATGAACCAGACCTCCCGCGTCCCCCGGCTATGCACCGCCCGCACCCCCGCCAGCTCCGCGGCCGAAAGCGCCTTGAACACGGGGCTGATCTTGTCGCCAATCGACTGGGGCTCCCCCGACTCCCGCACGGCATACACCCCGCGCTCCGTCGCCACATACCCCACACCCTCGACTGCCACAATCGAGAACGGGGCAATCGTCCCCACATCCTGGCTGATGCCCCGGGTGCCCGCCTCAATGTTGATGTCGTCAATGCCGACACCCGTGAATCGGCTGATCCCGTCGACATGGAACAGGAGGAGGGATCCACCCAGCGCCAACAGTCCCGTCAGCCGCTGGTTGCCAAACGTCCGGATATTCGCCTGCCCACCCCCGCTGGCCACCACCCCCAGCGTGTCCCCGTTCCCCAGGCTCGACCAGTACAGCGCCTCACTCGTGCCCGTGATCCCGTACAGCCGCTCGTTGTACACCGCCACCTGCGACACCGCCGGCGTCCCACTCAGGTTCACCGCCAGCGTCGTACCATCCCACTGGTTAAGCAGGCCCCCGTCCGCGATGTAGCACACCTCCGCACTCGCATCCCGGAAGCCCGCAAAGCTCGGGGCCTGCGAGGTGGACAGCGCCCCCGTCTCCGCGTTCCACGTCACCGGCATCGCGTAGGTGCCCGTGTACAGCGTCCCGTTGGACACCGCCAAGAGTTCCGTCCCCGCCACCGGCCGCCAGGCGAACACGCCCAACACCGCGTCCGGAGAGCCCAGCGCCGTCGCCGTCGTCTGCCGCGAGCCACCCCGCCGCGTCGCCCCGCCATGCTCCGTCAGCCGCGTGTTCTCTGCCCGCCGCACTTCGCCTTCCGCCAACTGGGCCGCATCCGCGACCAAGTTGAGCCCCCCCGCAAAGTGGGGCTGGGCAGCATTGGCCCGCTGCCGCACTCAGCCGCCCCACTCGTAGGCGTTGTCCCCGTGCTGCATCTGGATCGGCCCCTCGCCCACTCGCGACAGGTCCGCCAGCATCTGGTCCCGCAACACCGCCGCCCGCTGCCGAAGCCCCACCGCCTCCGCCGTCTCCCGCCCCCCCTTCGTCAGGAGGTCCGCCGCCGTCTCCAGCGCCACGATCTCCGCGAAGGTTTCCTCCTGCACCTCCGTCGGCACCTCCACCTCCACATCGTCCGCCGACAGCGCCGTAACCGAGGGCGGCAGGTAGTTCACCGTCACCGTCGCCACCGACGACGGACTCGACGGCACCAGCATCAGGTTGGTCCCCTCCCGGAACCAGGACCGCCGCGTGGTGATCGTGTCCGCCGGCGTCGGGAACTGGCGCAGACGGCCAGGGCTATACGTCTGGCTCGACCGCACCACCGTCAGCACGCGATGGAACCGCTGCCGACTGTCCCCCGACCCGCTCGACAGGTCCGCCACGGCATACCGCCCATTGGCGTCCGCCGTCACAGATCGCTCGGCCACCCGCAACGCAGGGTCCGCATCCAGGCACCGGATCCACTCCCGGTCATAGTTGACGGCCAGCTTCTGGTCGATCTCACCCGACGCCCCCGCCGTCGCATCCCAGTCCTGGGAGCCCACGGCGTCCGCTGCCCGTACCGCCCGGTCCCGGAGCATTTCCCGCGTCTGCGTCATGCCCGTGCCGCCTTCCGCTTGACCTTATCCTTGGACCCCTTGGGACGCCCACGCGGCCGGCCCGTCGCCACCTTCGGCCCACGGAACACCTCCTCCGCCGCCTCCTCCACCGCCCGACCCGCCTCCGCCTTCAACTGCTCAAAGGGCTCCTGCGCCCACCGCTCCGCCCGCGCCAGGATCGCGTCCCGGTCCCCCTGGTCGTGGATCGCCTTGGCCGACGCCACGAAGTACCCATACGCCTCGTCCACCCCCGCATCCCGGGGCAACTGCCCGATGATGTCAAACGTGCTGTCCGGGCTCATGTCGCCCCGCTGCACCAACTGCCACCGGGGATCCTCCGACGCCCACGCCAGCGTGAACGCCCACCAGTACCCCTCCTGCCCCGGAATCCGCTGCACCCGCACCCCCAGTCGGGGGTTGATCTGCCCCAGGCGCCGGACCACCTCACTCGGAGGGGTGGGCTGCCCATCGCGTCCAACCAATCCCATGCACACTCCCATGCAGCAAGGTGGGGCGGGGTTGCCCCCGCCCGGTTCCCCTAGTTGACCTGCATCAGCTCCACGACCACGAACAGGGCCGCCGGCTGGGTGTCGATGGCCGCCGAATCGCTGGTGAAGATGACACTCAGGGTGTCCCCCTCATCCAGCAGCAACTGCGCGTCGGTGGCGCTGGTGCTCGGCCCCACTTCCGCCCGTTCCTTGGTCGTCAACCCCTCGACGTTGAAGCTGCCCGAGAGCGTGACTTCCGCATCGGCGCTGGCGTCATACTTCGACACCACCGCCGTCACCGCCCCATCGGCATCCGCTGCCGCCGTGGTGGCGTGCATCGCGGCCCGGCTGAACACGAACTTCCCCGGAGGGGTCGGAATCGAGATCCGGGTGGTGTCGTTCGCCGTCAGGGGGGACGCACCCCCGATGTTGTCGCTGCCCCCAACGGGGCCCAGGATCACATGGACCGGGTGCGTCCCGAACCGCCCCGGCTGTGCTCGCCGCCTACGATCCATCTGTCATCTCCTTTTGGGTCAGCGGGGCGCCGCCGCGCCCCCCAACCCGGTGTCAACCTCAGTGGTGCGGCGGCACACTGTCACCGCTCACCGATCAGACGCCGTGGTCGTACCGGGTCGCGTCGGTGTAGCCGGTGATGCTGCCGTGGGCGTTCCGCTGGATGGTCGCCACGTTCCAGTAGGCGCCCCAGTTGACCTGGTAGGCGTCGAACCCGTCGATGAAGCGGACGGAGCCGCTGTCCTCGTGCGACAGCTTCTGGAAGTCCTGGAGATCCACGAACGCCACGCTCGGCAGGTGGATCAGGTAGATCGTGCCGGCCGGGCAGTAGAGATCGCCCACCAGCGGGAGGCCGCAAAGCTCCAGCGCCCCGAACCCGCCCTTGAGCTGCACCTTCTTGCCCATGTCCCACGTCCGCTGGCCCAGGAAGGACTCGGCCAGCTTCTTGATGATCCCGTGGGTGGTCAGCAGCAGGAACTCGCCCGGAGACTCCTGGGCGTTCTTGCCACTGGTGTTCGCGACACGGGTGATGAGATCCCACACGTCCATCTCGGACGGCTGCGAGGCGTCCGGGGTATCGGTGCCCGCGACCATGCGGGTGGCATCCCACCGCGCATAGGTGCTGGCGTCGAGCCCGCAGACGGTGCCATAGCTGCCACCGCGATTGGTGATCTTGATGAGGCCGTCCGGCACCGCGTTGTACGAGTCATCGGTGGCCGAGTTGGCTGCCACCACGGCGTCGCCCGCCGCCATGCCCGAGATCGCCGTGTCCAGCGTCAGGGTGGCGCTGTCGCCGCTCAGGGTGATGGCCGAAATGGTGGCCGAGCCCAGAATGGCCCACGAGTTGGTGGCGTCACGCACCGTGACGAACTGCCCCTTGCCCAGGAGCAGCGACCCGCGACCCGCGCCCGCGACCCCGTAGGGGCTCTGGACGATGATGCTGGTCGTGGTCGAGGCGGTGGTGATGAGCGCCTTGAAGCCGTTGCCGGCGCCGTGCAGAATCTCCTGCTGGAACATCTTGGCGGCATCCATCGCCTCCTCCGTCACCTTCTTGACGATGGGGACGAAAGACGACTTGCTGCCCTGGGTGGACTTGATCGCCAGGCCGTCGATCTCGCGGGTCACATAGGTCCGCGAAATGCCGATGGACGCCTGCTTCTCCCCCGCCTGGGCGGACGGAGGCAGCTTGCCCAGCGCCGAGGCCGACGCGCCCACGGGGCGGCCAGTCACGACATCCCAGTACAGATTGCCAGCACCCCAGCGCATCCGCTCGGTGCCGCCGGCCTTGCCACGCTTCATGTTCGCCAGCAGCGGCGTGAGGCGCGGGAACAGGTTGACCCGGTAGTTCTCGTAGGCCCGCTTGAACAGGCCGTCGATGTCCGAGTCGGTAATGCGAGTGACTGCCATACCGTCTCCTTAAGACCCCATCTCCTGCGCCCAGAAGGCGTCATTCGCCTCGCGTGCCGAGCGGGGGGCCTTGGTCGTGTCCTTCGTGGAACTGGTCGTCGCCGTCCGCGTCGGTGCGGCGGCCCGTGCCAGCTTCTGCTTCGCCTTCGTGGCTTCCACCTGGACCTTCCGGAGGGAGAGCTTCCGCTTCTCGGCTTCCTGGGTCTGTTTGGCCGTGCGCGTCTCGTGCTTCTGACTCAGCCACTCGGCCAAGTCCAGCGTCACCAGGCGCTCCACGTCCGGGAGGCGTTCCGGTGGAATGACGCCGTTCCGCTCCAGCCGCTTGAGCTGGGGGGCCAGCCATCCCGCCGCCTCGTGCTCCGTCACCGTGGGGTACTCCGCCACCAGCCCGTCCACCCTCGGTCCCACGTCGGAGAGGAAGGCGTTGACGCGCTGGCTGGCCTCGATCTGTGCCACCCGCTGCCGCTCGGCCCGGAGCTGTGCTTCTGCGCGGGCCGCCCGTGCCTCGGGCGACTGGGACTGCTTGAACTCCTCCTGCCGTTTCAGGTACCTCTCCTCGTCCTCCATCACTTCGCGGATCAGACTGGCCTGGCGCTGGGCGAGGGCCGTCAGTTCCTCGATGTCCTTCTGATAGGCGGGCTCCTTCTCGCGGAACTCCCGCACCGCCTGCTCCCGCTCCTCGTTGTTGAACCCGCTCTGCGCCAGCCGCACCACCTTGTCCAGCGGCATCTTCCGCACAGCACCGTTCGCCTTGAACTCGATCTCGATGGGCGGCAACTCGACTTCGCCTTCCGCATCGAACGCCGAGAACTCCGTGATCCGCTTCGGCTTCTCCGGCGCCTTCTCCTCGACCTCCGCCTCCGGCTCGGCGTCCGCCTCGTCACCCTCAGCCTCGGCCTCGACTTCCCCTTCCGCCTCGGCGTCGGCCTCCGCCTCCTGCTCGTCCGCTGCCTCGGCTCCCGGGTCGCCCGTGGGCGCCTCCAGGTCCTCCGTGACAAGAGGTTCCTCTTGCGCCTCGACCTGCGAATCCTCCGACAGGTTCAGGGTGTCCAACCACGACTCGGGACTGGAGTGCAGCATGGCAGTCGCCGACTGCTCCGCTGGAAGCTCCTTCACGCCTTCGTCCACTCGTACTCCTTGCTAGAGCGGCTGCGTGGAGTCGAACATCGCCCCGGCCGCCGCCTGGTCCGTCATCTCACCGAACTGCGTACCCGTACTGGCGGCGATCGGGGGGTTCGACCCCTGGAACGGCTGCTCCGTGGGCAACATCTCCAGCCCCTGCGGAGCGCCTGACTGGGGAGTGGGGGCGCCGCTCGGTGCCCCCTGCCCAGACAACATGCCCGACTTGACCCCGGCCTGATTCGCCAGTTCCCGCATCCGCTGATCCGCCAACTGGGCCACCTGCGGCTCCACGTTGTCCGGCAGGATCAGTTCGCGCAGCAACACGTCCTGGTGAATCGCCTCGTCATCCCACCACTTCATCGGCAACGGCCGCCCCTGCCGGATGCTCTCCGCCACCCGACGCGCCCGCGCCTCCTGGTCCTCGTCCGGGCTGCCCAGACTCCGCACCCAGCCGAACACGCTCCGACGCCGGTACTCCTCCACGCTCATCCCGCCCACCTGCAACAGGTCCTTGAGCAGGAACAGGCGCAGGCTGCGCGGCATCGGCATCAACGTCTCCGGGTCAATCCAGACATCCACCGCCCCGTCCAGATCGTCCTTGTGGATCTGCCGGGCCAGGTCCACCCGGCTCTCACCCTGCACCCCGATCATTCGGGGGAGGTCGTAATACTCCTTGCCGAACGCCACCGTGATCTTGGCCCACGCCGTCTGCGCCTCACACGAGGCCAGCACCAACGGGGCAAAGGTCCGCTCCACCTGCTCCCGGATCGCCAGGATCGCCCGGCCCGACTGGTCGCTGGAGAAGCTGCCCATCGTCGTGTCGTTCCGGCCCGTCAGGTCCTGGAGCGCCTTCATCTCGCGCTCAAAGGCGTCCATGACATCCTTCGACACGCTCATGCCCTGCACCACCTGGACGCTCTCACTCAGCGACCCCAGGCCCGTCACCTCGACCAGCGACATCGTGCCGCCCACCAAGGTCTCCGGCTTCACCGCGTTCACCTTGCCCAGCAGCTTCGGGCCGGCATTGAAGCGGATGTTCTCAATCAGCTTCGACCACAGCGCGTTGAGGCGAACCTGGTGCGGCACCCACTGGTTCATCTTCGGTTCGCAGAAGAAGGCCGGGTCCGTCGAGCCGTCCGTCCACCGGATCATCGGCACCACACCCGCCGGCAACCCCTGGACGCTGACCACCTTCTGCCCCACCGTCACCACATGAAGCCCCTGCGGCAGGTAGCGGCCCCGCTCACAGTAGACCGTGAACCGCTCCACCAGCCGCTGCTCCGTGTGCAGCTCGTCCACCTCGAAGCCGCCCAAGCCGTTGACCGACGCCCCCACCCCGAACGCGGCGTCCGCCTCCTGGCTGGCCTCGTCCGAATCCACCACGCCCTCGCCGTACTCCGCCACCGCCTGCACCAGCGGGATCAGGTCGCGCAGCACCCAGAAGAACGGCTTTTGCGTGGCCGTCGCATTGGGGCTGACGCGCACCTGCTCGATCCGGCGGATCTTGGAACAGGGGTCGCCCAACGGGCCATCCAGGTCCCCGTCCCACGGGCCCCGGTCCACGTCCCAGTACAACTCCTCGAAGCAGGCACCATCGGGCACCACCCAGTACCCGATCTCCTTGATGACCTTCGACCGCTCCTGCTGGTCGAACTGGTACTCCAGGAAGCCCTGCCGGGCCTCCGCCTGCTTGAAGTCGTCCGGATCCTGCGTTGCCGGCCGACACCGGAACCCGGGCCGCTGCTCCGACAGGATGTTCACCAGCATGTCCCGCGCAGGGGAACAGAGGTCGAACACCAGCCGGGCCGCGTTGGTCGGGCGCGGCGGCTCCCGCCACACCCCGATCCCCAGCGGACTGATCCACTGGTCGCCGGCTAGGAAGCGCCGGTTGCGCTCCACGTCATGCAGGCGCCGACGCACCCCACCCGCGAGAGACGCCCACAGGTCCTTGGCCCACGACGGCCACGCGGCATCCGGGTCCTCGTCCTCGCCATGCAGGAACGGGAACTGCGCCCCGTAGAGCACCCCCACCGCCGCCCGCACCTCCCGATCCTCGGGATCGCCCGCAAACAGGGGCTCCGGTTCCGGCGCCTCCAGGGGCTCCAGCTCCACCCCCTCCTCCGCCAGCGGATCCACGGGCGGCACCTCCTCCACGAGGGGGGTCGTCACTCACCCACCCGCATCGCCTTGGCCGCCGTCCGCACCCGGTCCCAATTGCCGGATTCCTCGTAAAGTTCCTGCATCCGCTTCATCGCATCCTCCCGCGCCCACTCGTCCCCATAGGAGAGCGCCAAGCCCTCCAGATCCGCCGGCATCGGATCCTTGGCGGGCGGCCCCTCTGGCTTGGCGTACCGCTCCCGCTGGATGTCCAGCCAGGTATCCAGACGCGGCATTACGATCCTGTCTAGTGTCCACACGGCTATTGCCCCAAGCACGACAAGACACACCCCGAACACCGTCACGCAACCGCCCTCCGGCTTGACACCCGAGACGCCATCCACACAAGCAACCCGCGCGGCCCCTTGGACGCATTACACGATCGACACGCGACAGCCAAGTTGTCGGGGTCGTGACTTCCACCCCCAGAGACCGGCTCGATGTGGTCCACCTGGAGGACTACGGCGGCGAGGCCGCAGTAGGCGCACAGTCCCATGCTTTCGGCCCTGAGCGCGGCAATGTCCGCTGCCGTCACCCCACGCCCGGGCGCCCCGGCCAATCGGGCCCGGCGGCGCAGCGTAGCCGCCCTTCGTGCATCAACACAGGTCTTCGCGGCCCTTGCATTGCGATCCCGCACCCACTCCGGGTTCCGCTTTCGCCACTCTGCCGTCACAAGCCGCACCCGCTCCTTGTTCCTCTGGTACCACTCCCTGGCATAGGCAGCCCGCTCGACCTTACGCTTTTCATACGACGCCTTAGACGACTGGCGCACCCGCTCCGGATGACGCTTGCGGTACGCGGCTGCCCAGGCTCGCATTGCACCCTTGTCCCTTTCCCGCTTGGCCGCCACCACCAGGAGGGTGACCACCTAGACCGCTGCCGCCGTGAACGGAGTCAGCACCGACGCATCCACGAAGTTGGCGTCGGCGCAGTCGCTGGCCGGCGTCAGGTCGTCCGTGTTCGCCGTCCAGGCCACGTCGTCGTTGGCGTTGACCGTGATGTAGCCCATGGCGATGTTGCCCGCATCCACGGCCGGCAGTGCCGCAATGGCCGCCGCCTCGCTGGCATACACCTGGTCCGCGCTCGGGCTCTTGGTGCTCACCGCGCCCGCCGCGTTCACCTGCACCAGCCAGACGCCCCAGAAGGACCCCGAGGCCGCGCCCACGTTGATCGTGTCCGCCGCCGAGAAGCTGATCCCCGTCGCCGCCGCCTTGGCATACTGGATGCTGCCCAGGCGATAGTAGGCCGTGGTGGTCGTCTTGAAGTCCTCGGGCGTGGCGTCAATCGCCAGCGTCCCAATGGACAGCAGCCCGTCCTTGAACGACGCCTGAAGGGCGTTGGCCAGGGCAGTGGTATCCGCCACCAGCAGGTCAGACACCTCGCTCAGGGGCACCGTGTAATCCTGCTCCCGCGAGGCGTCGTACACCTTCACCTTGTCCGTGGTCGCCAGCACGCTGGCCGCCATCGGGTTGACATTGGCCACGTTGCTCATGCCACACTCTCCTCCGAGGGGATTTCCACGAACTCCACGCTCCCGTCTGCCAGCCGCTCAAACGTGCCCGTCGCATCGCTGGGCACGTCCAGGTCCCCGAGCACCAGCCGCTGGATCCGGTTGAACTGGGCGTCCGCCTGCGCCACGGCCGACTCCCGCACCTCCTTGGCCAGCACCAGCAAGGCCGCCTGCACCTCCGTCAACCGCGTCCGACGGGTCACGCTTAGCCTTCCTCGAAGATGATTTCCGCGCTGATCGTCAGCGCTGCCCCGGGAGCCGTGGGCAGGTTCACCACCAGCGTCTCCCCGGGCACCACGGTAATCGTCTCGTGGTCCGTCGATCCGTACACCCAGCCCGTAACCACGTTGAATGACCGGCGCACCAGCGTCAGCAGCGACCCGCTGCCCGCCGTCGCCGCCGTCGTGTTGTTCCGGGCCACCGTGGTCGTCGCCGCCGTGGCCCCGCTCTTGAGCCGGTTCGGCGTCACCGCCGAGCCCCCAGAGCCAGCCGTCGCCCCGATGCCCCGGCGCACGCGGATCGGCAGCACCTCACTTGTCTCACTGGTGTCCTGGTCCACTTCGATCCGATGCACCCGGATCGCGTGGCCCACCGGCGTCAGGGCGAACAGGTCCTGGGCCGCCGACACCGACACCCCCTCAATCACTGCCGAGTACATCCGTCCCGCCTCAAATCGGCTCACGTCAGCGCCCTCCGCGCAAAAGAACCATCAGTCCCCGGCGAGCGCCCTGCCGCCGCCGCTGCATCTCACCCGCCAGATCCGGCACCAGTTCCGCCGGCGATCCGCCCGACGACGCCCACACGCCTTCCTCCCAGATGGCCGCCCAGACTCCACTGGCCCAGACGGGGGCGGCCGGCGCCTCGGCAGCCATTTAAGCCGCCTCCGCACGAGCCAACCTGCGTTCGGCCCGAAGTTCCCGCTCCCTCAGGTTCCGGCAAATCCGGCACGCCCTCCAACCCCTTGCCACGCTATCCGATGTCAGGTTTTCACCGACCAACTCATGGCCCCGCTTACAGTGCGTTTGCTTCGCCTGGCGCGCCACCCGGCTCACTCCACGAAGGATGTTTTCACGACAGGTAACCGCCTCCAAGTGGGCAGGGTTCACGCAATGCCGAACACGGCACAGGTGGTCAACGTGATAGCCATCTGGAATGGGGCCAACCTTCTCCATGTACACCCAACGATGGGCCCCGATCTGAGTCTTTCCCGGTACCCCGCCAAACGCCCCGTAGCCATTGGGGACCCGGCCCCCCGTCCAAAGCCAACACGGCCCAAGGTCGGGGTGACTCGTCGGCCCATTGCGGTCCACCTTCGCCCAGAACCGCTCCGCCGTAGTCACGTTCACACATTAAACGGCGTCGCGCTGCCGTCCCCGACCAGGGCCACCGTGTTGATCTGCTCCACGTTCACGTCAATCGGCGTCGAGTCGTCCACCACCACCGGCGTCGTCCCGTCCGTCAGATCCTCGATGGCCGCCAGCGTGTTCGCCTCGATCTCCGCCACCGTGTTGCCCAGCGAACCGGGGAACCGGCGATAGACCGTGGTGCTGTCGGGCTGCGTCACCCAGGCGCGATCCACCGTCGCCACGCGGGTCGAACCCACATAGTCCGTGATCTGCCGCATCTGCTGGGCACCCGTCCCGCTCACCGTCAGGATGTAGTCCCCGTTGTACACGTCGTCCGTGCTCGACTCCGTGGAGGCCAGCGTGATCGTCTGCGCGGCACCCGCCTGCGCCGTCGCCTGGACCGCCTCCCCCACAAAGCGGTTCTCGATGGAGAAGGACGCGACGACGTACCCCACCGCGCTCGTCCCGCCCACCGTGCCCGTGGTAATCACCAACTGGAAGTCATTGCCCGGCGCGTAAAAGCTGTCGGTGGTCACGACCCGCACGTTGTTGAGGCCCGTCACAGTGTCAAAGTCCACCGTCAGCGTGATGCCCGTGGTGGTCTGCGTGGTGTCATTGGCCTTGTAGCACGACACCGCTGGCGTCCCCGCCAACTGCGTCGGCGCCCCCGTGCTGGCGGCAGTCGTCGTGAACTTCACGTCGAAGGTCTGGCCGCGCCGGAAATCTCCCCTGTACATAGTCGCTCCTTGTTGTTATCCGGCCAGCAAACGACGCGAGGCCGCGCCGTTGACCAGTCCACCACCGACCAACCGTCCGCCGCCCGTCGCCGCCGCCTTGAGCGGGAACGCCATGATCGCCCAGCGGTTCGACGCCGCCAGCGTCCACCCCATCGCCACGGACGCCGACCCCGCCGCGTAGGCACTCCCACCGAGAGCGTGGTCAGTGGCTGTCGTGCCGCCGTTGTCGAGGTTCTGGATGACCGTCTGCCCGCCCGAGGTGCCGGTCATGGGGCCGGTCGTCGGGTTGAGGGCACACCGCACCCCCACCACGTCGATGATGACATCGCCCGTCGCCCCGGTGGTACAGGTCACGGCGGGCGCGGTGCCAGATGTACCCGAAGCCGTCGCCGCCGTAGCAACAGGTGTGACCTGATCCACCCCCGACCACACTTGCACCGTCCACGCCCCGGCCCGGTAGTCGCTGGTTCCAAAGACCACGTTGGCAGTCCCTGACGGCGCGAGGAGATACCACGCGTGGACGCGCCCGTTGGTGCCGGTGGACACCGCACCAATCGAGGTCACGCCGGTACTGGACCCGTTGAACGTCGGGGTCGTGGGGGAGCCCTGCTGGTAGCCCTTGGAGGCCGTGAAGATCAGGCAGTCCCCGCCCGACGTGTCCACGGAACTGATGGTGACGTTGCCCGCCGTGGCGGCGGGGGCGGTCCCATACGACCGGACGAGTGTTGGCATTAGATGTCCACCACGCCGCTCAGGGCGCTGTTGAGCGCGGCCACGTCCACACCGGGATCCACCCCACCCGCTGCGATGTTCTCAAACGTGGACCCGCTCGCAATGGTGTAGTCCCCGCCTGGCCGGTGCACGAACTGCGCCGCAGTGTTGGCGACCGCCACCCACACATTTCCCGAGGG